TTTGTATTGCATCAGTGCCTAATTCTTCCATTGCATCCGACATATATTTATTTCCTGATTTAACACCTGCAGTCATTGATACATCGTTAAAGATTGATTTAGCCTGCGGACTACCAGCACTATCAAATGATTTTAAAAATGCATTGAACATATATCTTGCTTTTGCTGCTTCAAACAAAGCTTTTCCATTTGGTGTAGCACCTTTACCTGCAGCTCCAATAATCACTTTAAATGCCTCAATTGCCTCTGGTGAATTAGATGCAAAAACATCTCTTTCCATAGTTTGAAACATTTTATCCCTAGACATACTCTCTAAACCTTTCACTCCATTAACTCCACGTTGTGTAAATAAACTAGAGTCAAATTTTCTAAATGATTTTATCAGAGGTGATTTTATAAAACCCATAAGAGCAGAGAAAGTGCCATTAGCATCTTTTAATTTATCGTATAATTGTTCACCCTGTTTTATTTTAAATGCAATATCAGCGTCTGCAAACTGCTTACCACTTTGAGTTACCATTGCATCATAACCCTCTTTTATTGTTGTATCAGATAATAAATTATCTTTTGTTAATTTACCGCCAAAGGCATTTAAATCTTTTTCTAAAGCTTCTCTCATAGACCAAACTATACCTTTAGGTAACTGAAGTTGTGATCCCTCGATAGCTCTGTTTAACATTCTCATTAAACCACTGTACTCTTTTGGTGTAATTTTATTACCACCAATAGCATCAACAGCTTTTACAAATAAATTTAATGGATCACCTGCATCTTTTAAAAACTTATCAATTGATTTTACATCAATATCACCACCTCTTTGTGTGTAAGCTGGTATTTCTGGAAACATTTGTCGGTTAGCTTCAACTAATTCTCTAGCATATTTACCTGTTGCTTCTAATCCTATTACTCTTGGATTTCCCATAGCCTCTGCAAAAGTTTCAAATGCCTGATATTTTGAACCAATAACTGATGCCTTATCTGCAAATGTTTTTGCAGCTTGATTATATATAGATGAAGATAGTGCTGCTGTTTTCATTAATGGTGCATATCTTACAAGACCATCAAGGTATTGCTTACCTGCTTCTTGTTCTGCGACTTGTAAAGCCTCTCTACCAATACCCGATACAAACGGAAAGACACCAACTGTTTTAAAATAATTTCTACCTAAATCTGATAACACACCATCTTCAATGCCTGTCATTAATGGAAGTGGTAATCCTTTTTCTTTAGCAAACTCAGATAGTCTTACTGCCTTTTCTGATTTAGCACCAAACAATTTTCCAGTTAATTTTCCAAGTGGTCCAAATATAAACGGAGTAAGAGCTGCCGCGCCTGCATTCCAGTACGCAGCATTCTTAGTTGCTCTAAAGGAATTTGATAAAATATCCTGATCTATTTCTCTTTCAGGTATATCTCTAAACTGATCTGTGATTGCATTTGCAATAGTCATACCAGCTTGTTCATTTAACATATCGTACGTTATAGATCCTGCACCTGCTCCTGCAGAACCTCCTAATACAGAATATAATTCTGCTCTTCCGACTGGACTTGCTATTACTTTTGCTGGTACATCTGCTGCTCTTGCAACTAATTTAAGTGCACCACCTAAAATTTTAAATCTTCCTGGTAACTTGTCTGCAAGCTTAGTAGCAGACGATAAAAACTTTCCTGGACCTTTTTGCCAAAGTGTGCCGTTCTTTGCAGCACCAAATATTTTTTTTCTC